GTATGGGGCAAGAATCCCCAGTGCAAAGTAAATCATCGACAATCCTCCAGGATTCCATTACCTCATCGGCATGAACAAAATTTGATTGATTACCTTTGATGGCATCATAAAGAAGTTTTTCATATCCATCAATTGCCCTATCTTGTGGATAGGCATGAGTAAGAGTAGCAAGTTCTAGATTATTATCAAGTCCAGGAGATTTAATCTCCATACGAATATCAAGGTGTGGATTTGGTTGCAACCTCATAACGATTCGATCACCAGATTCACCATCATAAAGTTTTAGTGGTGGTGTTTTTAATTTAACAACAACTTCTACACACCCATAGGGCATGTTCTTACCAGTCATGACGCGAAAAGGAACTCCCTCCCAACGCCAGTTATCACAGTAAAGAGTACCAGCAACAAAGGTAGGAGTGTGACTGTTAGGATCAACACCCTCTTCAGATTTGTATGTGTCATATTGTCCAAGGATCATGTCCTCCCCTAAACGAGTAGCAGCAAGAACTTTTGTTTTTTCTCTCCTGATTTCTTTTGCATCCATCTTACATGGTGCTTCCATAGTAATCAGTGAATATACCTGCAAAATATGATTCTGCAGCATATCTCTAACGGCACCAGCAGTTTCATAATATTGTGAACGCCCATCACAACTAATAGTTTCAGTTGCATAGATCTGAATTTCATCTATACAATTACGATTCCATAAAGGTTCCAACAAAATATTGCCAAACCGTGTAGCAAGAATATTGTTAACAGTATCTTTGCCAAGATAATGGTCAATGCGATATACCTGTTTTTCGCGTAAATGTCGCTCCACCACAGACTGTAAATGATGAGCAGATTTATAATCATGTCCAAAGGGTTTTTCGATAACCACCCTAGACCTTTCTGGGTCTTCGAGTAATCCTGCTTCTTTGAGATTGACGATAGCATTCTCATAGCGTTCTGGCGGTACGGATAGGAAGTAAGTATTATCCTCTAGATAATCTGGCAGATGTGACAGAGTATCTGGCATGGAAAGATCTGCACAAATATAATCAAGATGATATAAAAATTCTTCAGGATACTCACCCAAAGATTCTTTCCATTGTTGTACTGTTGGTTCTCTTCTAGCAGAACCAGTAATAACAAAATTTTCTGGAAGTAAATCTTTCTTCCAGAGATTATAGAGTGCTGGAATTAGTTTCTTCTTACAAAGGTCTCCCGTTGCTCCGAAGATAACTATCCCGCTACTAGTGGGCGGTGCCGTTTCCGTCATAGTCTTCCGAGTCGTAATAGTCATTTTCACCCTTAAATCTTCCAAATGCGAGGGTGGCACATACAAAAGGCGCTGCTGCCCATAAAAGAAATTCACCTAAATTCATCGATATTGTCCTGGAACGTAACCTGGTCTTTGTGCCATAAATTCGTCCAATAATTTACCATAATTCTGAAATTGCTTATCTCCTGCAATAAATTGTCTCTGCCTCATCCAAACTGCATCGATTAACAGTTCGATTTCGTGTTGTGTATAGTCTCTACTCATGGGTTTCTAGGGTCGATGTTTAGTTCCTGTAAATAATCAATCCACCATTGTGGATTTTTTTCTCTGCGCCATTGTGGGACTGGAAGTCCCTTCTCCGAATAATATTCGAACAACGCACTATCTATAGTCTGTGCGATCTCCATATTCTTCTTCCTCCTCATCAACGTCTGCATATGCATCTGCCACGTAGGGTCCATGTGGTTTTTTGGATTCTGCTCTGACATACTTTCGTTCATCGTTCGCTGAAAACAGCAATAAGCTGAGTTTCATTACAATCCATATAATTACAATTGGTGATAGACAAGCAATTAATACTACTGGATTCATTTGTCATCATCCTCTTCTTCGTATAAAGGGCATGGTTCTTCAAAAAGATGTTGCATTCTAAGTTGTTTGATGCGCTCTCGGAGTCCTTTATAGAACTCCCTCTTTTCGTCGTCCTTCATTTAACATTTTCTCGGAAGTACTCTGGTAATGGGCATCCTTTAAAATCGTTAATTTCATCAACTGCCAATACGAACATGGTACAGAAACCGATGCAAAAAGCAAAAAGCATTTGGGGAAAGTTGTAGTTCCCCATGTATGCAGTAGGATCTGGTTCATCATCATGAGGATGAATCATCTTGGCGATTTCTAATGATCGCTTCGACTTGTCTTCTGACTCGATCTCTTGCTTCTTGGTCTTCGGTTTCTTTTCTGGTGTATCCATGTTTCTGATGGAAGATAAAATGACCTTGGCATAACATAGTCACACCAAAAAAGAATAATAATATTGTACCAATGAACTCTATAATGTGATTTTGAGCCATGGGAAAATAGGATCAATTACTCCAATAAGTCGAAGCAAACCCTCAGCAAAAAGTGCAAGAACAACCCACCCAACACACATAGAGATAATTGAAGCATTGCGATTATGTTTTCTTATTGCAGCATCAATCATCTCCTGACACTCTTCATGAGTGACGTAATGTGCTGGTTTAATTTCATCCATCCTGTGAGACATTTGGTAAGTTGTCCATCGGGTCAGGTCCTCCCGAAACTATAGCACAAGCTCGCCTATAATAAAAATTATCTGTATTTCCTGATGTTTCTAATGCTTCTTTGACTCTCACCCAATTCTCGTAGGATGTTTTGTCCATTTGTTTTTTTGTTTCGAAATACTTACTAGCTATATTAGACAGTATTTCAATGTGTGCAACAATATGTCCATACCGTAACACACATTAAGTAAATATTAAATTCTTAGGTTGGATAAGAGATAATAACGATACCAGGACCACCATTACCGCCAGAATTACCTGGTCCTGAGCTACCGCCAGGTCCTCTTTCGGATCCACCACCACCGCCGCCAGTGAATGCTTGTCCTGATTCACCTCTACGGAGTGGACCACTATTATTAGGACCGACACCACCCATTCCACCACCACCAAGTCCACCTCTTGCTCTATAAGTAGATCCTTGGAACGGATGATTTCCTCCCAACCAAGAAGATCCACCGCCACCACCACCATACCAAGTAGAAGTTCCACTAATACTGAATTGTAAACCATTTCCACCAGCACCGGTATCACTATCTATTGGCGTACCACCAGGGAATCCATTTTGTCCGATACCACCACCGCCACCTCCAAAGGCATTAGGTCCTGGTGCATTATGTTGTCCAAAACCACCTGGTTGTCCAAATCCATTTACGAATGCACTATTGATTGCATAACCACCGGTCATATTAGAAGTACCACCAGTACCAGGAGTATTAGTCTCAGTACCACCACCTCCACCACATCCACCATTTAAGGCAGGAGTTGTTGGTCCGTGGTGTGCTCCACCACCGCCACCACCGTTTCCAGTAGCACCAAAAACACTAGTATTTCCACCAGTAAAACCTCTTGCACCATTACCTGGTGGGGATTCTCCACCAGTGCCACCACCACCAATAATGACTGGATATGAAGATGCAGAAACTGGGAATGCTTCGGAATAAAATGCGCCACCAGCACCGCCACCACCTGCGTGATAAGCACCACCGCCACCACCGCCGCCAGCGATACCAAAGAATTCCACTGATGTCAGACTTGGATTAGTAACAGTGAATGAACCTGCTGAATGGAAAGTGTGAATTGTTTTTCCATTCACATAACTAATAATTCCACCAGTTGCTTTTGCAGTTGCAGTTTTTGCTATTTCATAACGAACAATTACAATACCAGAACCACCATTACCTCCTTTAACAACACCATAAGCAGGTGCATAATCTCCACCACCTCCACCAGCACCTAAAGCAGCAGCACCGTTACCACCACTTTGTGCTGCTCCATTAGATCCATCTCCTCCACCACCAGGTCCACCAGTTCCACCAGTAACACTTTGAGGAGCGTGACCCGCGCCAGCACCTCCTCCCGCATAAGTTACTGATATGCCAGTAATAGATGATGTTGCGCCAGGTCCACCATTTCCACTCGAAGTGCTAGCAGTTGCATCAACACCTACTCCACCTGCTCCACCGCCGCCACCTGCAGCATTGGTAGCACCAGCCCCACCATTATTTCCTTGTCCAGCAGTTCCAGCTCCCCCAGCATTTCCTTGACGCCCTGATCCACCACCAGATCCACCAGCAGCGCCGTCACCAATTCCACCACGACCACCACCAGTAGAAGTAATAGTAGAAAATATACTATCACCACCACTCGTGCCATCATAAGGTCCGTTTGAATCTCCACCTTGACCGCCACCACCAACTGTAACAGCGTAATCCTGGTTAGAAATAGGAAGACCAGAACCACTTCTCATACCACCAGCACCACCGCCGCCAGCACCTTGTCTGGAAGATCCAGCACCACCACCAGCAATTACCAGATAGTCAACTTCAGCATTGGGTGGTGCAGATTGTACATTAAAGGTAGAACTGCCAGTAAATACATGTAGTCTGTATGCAGTGCCACTTTCTTCATATTCTGAAATTGTTCCTCCGGTGGCACTAATACTAGTGTCTTGTGAAATATTACTCCAAGCATCATTCACATAAACCTGAATAGAACCTATATCACTATTATAAATTAGAGTTCCAGCAGCAGTACTAACACCAGCATTACGTCCCGTTGTTGTAGTAGCACCTACACCAATAGAATTAGACTTGATAATGGTATCACCAACTGTAATGCTACTACCAGTACCAGCAACGGATTGATTCAGAGTAGTCGCAGTTATAACACCAGTCACATTCAGACCAGTGATATCACCAGATAATCCACCGGTAAACGTTGCAGTACCAATAGAAACGTTACCGTTATTACCGTTTATTTCATCTACACGAAGTTTACTAGCCATACCACCAGTTTTTTAGATATTTAGCCAGAGATTTCCATTAGAACTATACTGCTTGATCCATTGTATCCACCAGGACCACGATTATAATACCCAGTACTATCATGAACACCCCAAAGAACACCATATGTTACTGATGATGTTGTTCCTGGACTATCAACACCAAAATGGGATGTAGTTTGTCCATTTAAACCAGTATACCCCTGCGATAAAAATAATTTAGAAACACCAGTAGAATTGTTACCTGGATTTAGACTAGATGCTACTCCAGAATTGGCAAAATATACAGGAGTTCCAGCAGGGTCACGAGCAAATATGATAGATCCAGTAGAAGAACCACTCATTTCTAAATGCATCGTAACCATCATCAGTATTTTATTGGATGCTGATGTTGGTGTTATTGAAATATTTAAACCATCTACACCAGAATTTGTCCAAGAAGTTGATGTGGTAGTATTTGTGGTAGAGTCAATTTTTTCTACGATCTGAATAATACCACCACTCGCACCAGCAGGCAGTCCGTCTCTTGGATAGATTTTATTTGTTCTTAATTCTGACATTATGCTGATACCTCATATAGAAACATTCGTGCTGCCTGATACCCATTATTAGCTGGAAATTCCACAGTACCAGAACCAGACTGCATTCTAATATAAACTTTATACTCTACGGATTGTGTAGTATTCGGACTATCCAAGTATGGCATTGCTACTGGAACATGAATCCTTGAATTCGCACCATAAACCATAGCGAATCCATAATTTTGATCTGCAGAGCTAGAGTCGTTAGGTCCATTTGGTGCTATGTTTGTGAAAGTACCACCACCAATACTTCTATAATAAGTCATATACAAATAATTGGCAGTGCCATTATTATTTGCATCTCCACCCAAAGT